TAAAACAGATGAACGTAGGATTACTTTTTGTTTATCTTTGTTAGAGGAAAGTTTTGATTTATGAAAATAATAAACAATTTTTTTGACGATAAAACTTTAGATTTAATCCAAGAATGCTATCTACAAAATTTCGATAAAGGCGATTGGATACATGGTTATTCTTTTTATGAGAAAAAAGGAGTCAAACAAAATTTAGAAATAATGGTTTTAAAAACAGATCAACTACAAGAAAGCATTGTGAAATATTTGTTAGATGCAAAAATTATAAAACACTCGCCAAAAGACTTTGTGTGTATGTTGCACTATGCTGGACCTGGATGCTCAATAGATTGGCACACTGATGCTCCATCTCAAGATGACACAACAGGCAACAGCAACACGTGTGGCATCACAGTGTTTATGAATACTGACTGGCAAGATAATTGGGGAGGTCAATTCATGCACAAAAATAAATTTGATGATATGGAAGGAAAATTTATAACGCCTGTGTACAACACAGCAATAATCAATAACGGATTGGAGCCTCATGGAGTTGCTCCTGTGTCATATGGTGCTAAACCAAGATTAACATTTCAAATATTTTTAGATAGAGACAGTTTAAATGATTAACACTTATCAATACAAACATCACGATCAATTTAAAAATCTATATGATTTATGTAGGAAGGATTGGGAGGAGTGGAGCAAGACACACGATATTGAAAAAGAAACTGTGAACGCAGGAGAAGTGTACGAAGCCAATCTAGTCGATTACAGATGTGGTTGGTGGGGAGTACCTATTGTGCATTTTTACAAAAAGACCAAATGGAGCAAAGAATGGAACAGGACCTATGAAGCCACCAAAGATATTCCTGGAGTAATTCATGTTGCAGTGAATTTTACAAAGCCAGGACACACCATACCTGTTCATGTTGACAAGAGAGATTACATCAACGAACAAGAGGTGTTGTTGGTGCCAACTGTGGTAGGCATTAACATTCCAAGCAAGAATGTTGAAATGGTTGGATTCCAGGTGGACGATGAAAAAATTTATATTGAACAGGGTGGAATGTTAAGTTTTCTTCCAGAGCAACGACACGGCAGTTGGAACTGGAGCGATGAATGGAGAGTGACATTGTACATCACAACAGAAAGATCGTATTGGCAATTATGAGAAAATATCCAGGACTAATACCAGGACCACAAACACTGATAGGTTTTCAGAAACCATACTGGCAGTATGGCAACGTGATCAATGGCAAGAAACAGATTGATCCTGTGTTGCACTTTGGCTGTTTTGTGCTTGGCTTCCAGCGTTGGGACATTGTGGATTATGTGAACAACAATATGAAAATGAAACCAGAAGTGGCTGAAAGTTTTATCATGGAAGACAATCTAAGATTGAATGACATCAGTTGGACATTGGCTGAACAACTGTACACCATGACTGGGTATAAAAGTATTTTTGCTCTCAGTGGCAGTGATGCAAACGAAGGAGCAATCAAACTGGCAAGTGCATATCAGAAACAGTTGGGACAGGACAAGCGTCAAAAGATTGTGTGTTTTGAAAACAGTTATCATGGTTCCACATTTTTAAATTACAGCATGGGTGACAGTCTGTTTGAGGATCCTTTCTACACACTTAAAAGATATGATCAGGTTATCAGACTGAAAAGAAATTTTGAAATCAAGGACACAAACTGGGACGAAGTTATGTGTGTGATGGTTGAAACTTGTTCGTATGGACATGGTCTTGAACCAAACTCCAAAGAGTTCTGGAGCAAGATAGCACAACTGCAAGAGCAAGGTGTGATAGTGATTGTGGACGATATATTCATGGGTGGTGGTAAGACAGGAACTTTTGTGGGTTGGAGAAATCTGCCTGTGATGCCTGACATATTTACAATGGGCAAAGCAATCACAGGAGGTTACTATCCACTGAGCATCACTCTGTATGGACCAAAGGTTGACGAAGTGTTGCCCAACGATTTCAATTGGGAACACGGATTCACATACAATTACAGTCTGCCTGGCATATTGGCGTGTAAGAGATACATCGACATCCTGCACGACGAAAAACCTTTTGAAGAACATGACACAGTGGTTGCAACTGCTACAAAAATTTTTGAGGACGCAGGCTACAAAATTAAAGGACAGTTCGGCACACTGTTTGATATCCAAAGAGGAGAAGAAAACAAATTTTTTATTTTGCCCATCAACGCCACAGATGAATACTTTGCTGTGCTGAAAGAACAGATCAAATGATATACACAGAATACGATCCATTGCAGTCAGTGATAGTGGGAGACACATATGCTCCTGGAGATGTGGATCACCTGTTGACCGAAGGCAACATCACTCAGTTCAACAAGATACTGGAAGACACCAAACAAGATTTAGATGCACTGGCAGATTTCCTCAAGCATGGTGGAGTGCAAGTGCATCGCCCTCATTTACACAATTATAATCAGGTGAAGATGCCTGAGTTTGATATTCGTTTGCCTATTGCACCTGTTGTGCCAAGAGATGCACTGATGGTGATGGGCAACACAATCATACAGACATACACCAGTTACACAGACAGATACTTTGATGCTGTCAGTTACTATCCTATATTTGAAAAAATGTTTAGGGAAGGATATCGTTGGGTCAGTCAACCTGCACCCATGTTGCAGAATCTTAACACAGAGGATGATTGGATATGCAATGATAGAACCTACAAAGATAAATTGATGGACAGAGTGTTGTGGCACACTGCCACTATGTACAAGGCAGGAGATGCCTTTATTGTGAATCAAGAAGGTCCTGGCTCTGCGACGGGATTGGAATGGTGCAAACGTGAATTGAGTGAATACAAGTTCCACACCAATCAAGGCACACGCTTCAAAGGATTTGGACACATTGACCACGGCTTTATCATGATAGATGATGACACTGTGATACACGCAGGTATTGATTGGGTACCAGAGTGTCTACGCAACAAACGTTTGATAGATGTCAGTGACTGTTTGCCTGAACTCAAGTTGGATAGATATGTGCAGGATTATGCAGAAGCCAAAAACAAAATGGATGTTGCATGGTTAGACAAGTACTTGGACAACTGGAGAGGTTACAGTCAGGAAGTCTGCTTTGATCTCAATGTGCTAGTGATAGATAGAAATAACATTGTGTTTGCTAGACACATACCCAAACTGTTTGCAAAACTGAAGTCCTTGCATATAGACTGCCACGTAGTGGAACAGCGCCATTATTTGTTTTGGGACGGTGGCATACATTGTAGCACACTAGACGTTAAACGTGCAGGCGTCAAAAGAAAAATCATATAAAAACCTGCTTACCGAATCGCTTTGCTGTCCGCTTCGCGGTTTAAAAATCTGCGTTACCGCTTCGCGGGAAATTGGCTTTCCGCCAGCCACTGCTGGAATGAATGCAGTTCCACATCAGCACACTCCACATAGTCTGAGTTGTTATGATGTTTGACTTTGCCTCTGCCTGATATTACATCACCATCTCTGTAACTGAAAGGTTTCTTGACTGTGATATCTATGTACTCACCTGGACCTATTCCAAGTGTTACGAATGTTATGTACTTGCCATTTTTACCTCTGAACACTCTACCATTAGCAACAACTCCTGCAAACTCCACATAATCTAGATATTGCGTTGCCACTTTGCACTTGGGTATAAATCCTCTTCGCCACCAACCAGGTTCATTGTCTACACCAACTCTTTGTGCTTCAATATTGTAAACCCAACGTCTGTATGAACCTTCACAATGTTTTAAACAAGCCTCCCAAAATTTTTGAGGATTGTGTGCTTTCTGATATGCTAATGCCCAAATTAATCTTCCAAGATTTACTGCGTGTGCTCTGCACAATCCAAATCCTGAAAGTGTCATCAGTGTGTCTATTGCTTCTTGCTTTTTAGGATGATTACCTAGTTTTTCCACAAACTCTAATATTTTTTCATCTTTGCGTTTAGCAAATGCTCTGCGATACATATCTGCTTCATACATATCAATACCTATAATTTCAGAAATAATTTCAATAGCATCGTCTTCAAACACAATACTATCTTGTACTCCGTCCTTTGTCCAGTCATTAAACATTGATGCTTTTTGTCTTCCTGTTAGTGCCACAGGTCTTATCATGGCTGTTGCAAATACACAATCATATACACTTTTAGGTTGTATTGCTCTAAACAGTCTACGCATAGCAGGTGACTCTCCTTGTGTAACTCCTAACACATCACCTCTGCGTAAAAGATTGGCTGTTGCTTCATCTTCTTCAGGATAATCTGTTAAATTTCTATCAGGATCTATTTCTAATAATTGACTTAATCCTCTATTGGCAAGTATATCAACTTTTAAATGTTCCAAGTCTTCTACTTCATACTTGTCTAATAATATTTGATTGTCTTCACTGATTAAACTTTTAGGTAGTTGCCTGTCAAACATTATTATACCACCACAATGTTTTGATATGCAACGTTTTTTGCCTAATAGTTTTTGTTCAATACGTTTTGCTTCTTTGGGATCTATATCGTAGTCTTCATATTTAAAATTACGTGGCAAGTTTCCTTTTACACCTAAACGTTTTGCCGCTTCGCGTTTTGCTGACTTGGGTTGATAGGTTACGTAATTTGAAATACGTGCAGTCTTGCCGGGCCATTTTTTAAAGATACGTTCCATAATATCTTTCTGTCGCCAGTGTTCAAAGTCTATGTCTACGTCTGGTAAGTCATCACGCAGTGGATTTAAGAAACGTGCAACAGGTATATTCCACTTAACTGGATCTACATCAGTTATTCCTAACAAGTAGCACACAAGAGATGATCCTGCTGATCCTCTTGTCATGTGTTTTACATCTTGTGTTATGTCTATGATATCGCAAATTTTTAAGAAGTATTCTGTGAATCTTTGTTTTAATATTAATTCAAATTCTTCTGCGAGTCTTTGTTGGTACACTTCACCGTTGGGCATTTGCCTTTTAAAACGTTCAGTGAGCCTTTGTATGTTTTCTAAATCTTTCATTGTTTGCCTCTTTGCCTAAAACAATATTTATGTTTAGAAAATTATTGGATTTGTGATTTTGGTAAAATGTTTAAGCCGTAGTATGCTATGAAAGGTGCAAGGAATGTGCCATTACTTAATTCTTCTGAACTCCATTGAATACTAGTTAAACAATTAAAAACTTTTTGTCTTTCCAGACCTGAAGGATAATACAAATCATTTATTTTTGAAATACTATCTACACTATAATCTTTTAACACACCTGGAATTAAAGATATAATAGGTACTCCTTCTCGTAATGCTTCTGTTACAGCCATGGTGTGTAAACTGATAACGCAATAAATGTTGTCCAAAGAATCACAAAAACCTCGTGAGCCTCTAGATTTCTTGTTCCCTTTTTTTCTTATTTTTATAGGTCTATTGGTGTACTTCTTAACTTCAGTTTCAACTTCTGCTATCCATTCGTCAACAGACTTTTTAATTCCATAAAAGTCTAATCCGTTTTGACTGGGAGCAACAATATAAACTTGTTCACCCTTTTGCCATTTTTTAATTGGCATTTTAAATTTATTGAATCGTGCATTATCAAATCCTGATTTAATTTTAGTGACTTGATTTTCGTTAAAACAAACTCTCCAAAACTTTGGCTTCCACCAATTACAGTATCCTTTTTCAACATTAATATAATCAATTCCTTTTGCTTCTAATTTTTGATGTATTCTCGGATCTTCATGTCCACCAACTCCACCAAGTACAACCAAATCATCTTTTGAGATATCAGCATCTGCACTTACAACCATAGGCAGATAAAATTCACGCGAAATATTATTTGCTATCCATGTGGAAGTTTCTGTTGACGTTCCTGTATCTAAATCTTTTGGAACAACTACTCTTGCGTAAGATTTATTCATTTTCATCAAGGTTCTTTAAGAAGTCCCTTAATTTAGTTTGATCTGTGTTGTCAGTGTTTACTCTGCCTACTGTATCACCTTTTCTTGGATCCGGTGGAGTAATTTCTTTTGGAGCAGATGCATCTTCATTAATTGTGGAAGTTTGTTTTAATGAATTGTAGATTGTGCTTTTACGTTTGTCAAACTCTTGATATTCTGCATCATCACCTAAGTCTCTAATACGTAAACTATCAACATCAAATTCTAAATCAATCTTCATACCAACACCACTTGAACTTCTAGTTTTCATTAATTGTATTTGATATCTGCCACGTTCTCTCATTGCTCTACTTGTGAATATACCAAACACGTTATCAGCAGTTTGTATTTTACTTAAACCACCTGCTATATGTGAATGATCAAACTCTATTTCTTCTACTGCACCTCTGTTCAACTGTGATGCTGTTACAAAAATCACGTTCAATTCCATAGCCAAGTTTCTTAATTCTTCTGAAACAAATTTGTCTTTAACAAAAAGATCACTTGGACTTACTTTCTTATTCATTGGCATCATCAAATCTAAATAATCAACAAGCACAACATCTAGTTTTGTACCTGTTTTAATTTCATATTCTTTGATGTAACTTCTTAGATCATTTGTAGTTTTACCACTTGCCATATATTTGATCTGAAACTTACCTGACTTTTTACCAAGTAATTTAACTTTCATCTCTACACCATCTAAGTCTTTGAATATTTCTTTTGTTGGAACATCTGTCAACATAGAATCTACCCTCATACTTACAAGTGGTTCGCTCAATTCAAAAGTGATGTATGCAACATTCATTCCATTTAATACCCAGTTGCAACCTAAGTTTGCAAGAAATAAAGACTTACCTGCACCTGATCCACCTGCAAAAATATTCAATTCACCTTTGTTGAATCCACCAAACAATCTTTTATCCAGTGTTGCCCAACCTGTGCTGACTTGACCATTTTGATTTTTCAAACCCATCAACCTTGCTTTAGGATCTGCAAAGTAATCTGTTCCTATATCTTTGTGTAATCCAATCTGCACTGCCTTTTTGACCAAGTCTTCAACTGGACCATATTCGCCTTTTTCAAGCATATCAGCAGATTTTAATATTGCTCTTTCTAAACTTTTATGTCTAACAAAAGTTTCAAAGTCATTTAGTAACCAATCAAAATGTTCTTCTGTAAGTTGTTCAGTTTGTTTAAGATCAACACTGCAAGATTTATTAACAATGTCATATGTTGGCAACTGATTGTATTCAGTTACATACTTGTTTATGAACTGTGCTGTGTCTTGAAGTTTTCTATCAAACAGTGAATAGTCAAATATAGATTGGCAACGCACAAAAGTTTCTGCGTTCTGTAACATCATTTCTAGATACAACTTTTGTATGTCATATCCATAATCTTTATTCTGCTTTGCCATGTTCCTTATTATACCACATTTCGTCTGAATTGTCAATGTGCTTGTGATATTTGGCAAGTACCGCACCTATGCAACTGCCAGGATCACCAGGATTTTTTGGAACCCATATGTCATCCCAAACTGATTCTAATTTGCCTACTGCTGTCTTATTCAATGCACAGCCACCTACCAAAACAATATTTTGTGTTTTGATATTCATCTGTATCCATGAACTTGCACACATTAACACTTGTTCAAAAATGTGTTGAGTGGTTGCGGCAATGTCTGCCAAATCTTGTTCTGTGTTTAATTCTGGTCTCCACCAATTGCAACCTCTGTGAAAATTTATTCTTGTTTTGAAAGGCATTCTTGTTTCAACTAATTCTTCCATAAACATTCTGTAATACTTTCTCCAATAACCTTTTTTAGCAAGTTGTTCAAATTTATGCTCTTCTGCATTTGCTTTGAGACCAACTCTCTGAGTCATTGCTGAATAAAATAAACCAATGCTGTGTGGGTAATTTTGTGTGTATTTCTTTTCTAGTTTGTTACCATGTCCATGCCATATTGTAAAAGTTTCAAACTCTCCTATGCTGTCTAGAACTACTATTGCGGCATCTTTATATGGTGAAGTGTAATATCCGTATGCCGCATGACTTTCATGATGATCAACATATTCTATTGGCACATGGTGAATGCCTGCTTTACCTAAAAACTTTTTAATATTATTTTCTTTCCATTTCCAACCTTGACCCGCTATCAGTTGACGCATAGTTTTTTTGAAAGGTTTTTCATAAAAATATATTTTTGCAGGAAAGGCCCATTTAGGATTTGCTCTTACTTCCGCCATCAGTTTAGGACAAAGTGTAGGATCTCCAGGTATACCGCTGAAGTCTTTAGACATTCCTGCCCATTTTAATTTTAAATGATAGTGATCTGTTAGTCCTGCTACTCTCCATTCCATCACGGCAAGACTGGCATCGTGATTGTTTCCTGTTACTCCCCAAACTATCATATTTCTCCTATTTGTATATAAACGGGTCTCTCTTTTGTAGTTCTCTTATTTTTTTCTTGTATTTGATATAATTTACAAGTTTTCTAATAGGAGAGGTTACAAAGTAGTAAACCTTTTTTAATAATTCTTTTACGCGAACCATTTTTTCATCCTCAGTTTGATTTTTAGTTGTGACTCTTCAGCATTCTTCACTATTGTGTATAAAGTGTACAGTCTACCATATTTACGCACGGCATCATTAACATCTTTGATATCTTGGCTCCACTCAGGCATACTTACACTCCAGCCTGCTTCGATACTGTCCTGCACTAATTTTTGACCTGCCTCATCTCTGTCAGGAACAACTATTACGTGTTTGCCTAAACTGTTCAATAATGCTGTTTGTTGTTCTTTCACTTCACTGCCGAGCAGTGCAACACCATCAATAGCAATAGCATCAATTGGTCCTTCAACAGCAACCACATATTTTCTATCATCATTTTGTTCATCAATATTAAACACATATCCTGGTTGTTGTTCGGATAGATACTTAACTTTGCTTTCAACTGTTTTTCTTGCTGTGTACCCTACAATTTTTTCTCTATAATAGAAAGGAATAATTAATCTGTCTTTGAAGCCGACTTCTGGACTCCAATAAAATTCATAGTCATTAAGAGTCATTTTTCTTTCCATAATATATTCTAGCACCTTGAACAAGTTAGGATCCATACCACTTGGTTCTAATTCTTTGTATGTTGCCCATTCATGTATAGGCTTGGATTTTGCCGGAAGTTCTTTTGTTTCAAACTTAGGTAAACTTATAATTGACTTGTATCCAACTGTATCAGTTTTTGTTTGCAATGCCTGAAGTGCCAATTTTGTAATCACATCATCTGGAACATTTAGCCATCGCATAAACTTTTTCATTTTATAAGAAATGTTTCTACCTATACGCCAACTTGTTTTGAATCCGCAGTTGAAACAATGATAACTTACACCTTCTTCTGCATTTGCAATTAATCCACCTCTTTGTCTTGTGTCGGGAGTTGTGCCATTATGCTCACAACATGGAGCATTAAAAGCCAACCAACCACTTGGTGTTTGTTTACGTTTTGCAGGCAAGTAAATTTGTAATGCATCAAAGACAATATTCATGCATTAATAATATAACCTTTTGGTTAAAAAGTCAATTAATTTCGAACTAAAACTTTGGTAATTTTATTTTGATATACACTGTCCACTTGAACTGTGCTAGTGTGTTTGATTCTTAAGTTGCTGTACACACCATTGAAATTTACATATTTGAGTGTGTCTGAACTTGTTGCTGTAAAAGTATCTATGTCTACCCAAAATGTAGATACAGTTGGACTATTTTCTAATGTGCCTTGTATAACAATGTCACCTTCTGCACCATCCAAATAGTATGCAACAGTATGAAGTGCTGAATTACCATTTATGGCTGGTTGGGCAGGAATATTTTCGGAATAGAATATATCTGATGCTCCTTGATCCTGAGTGAATGTTGTGACCGATGTGGAATCAAGCGGTCCTGGAAACTCATCTTTTGAAACAAAAATAGTTCCTTTAGCATCAAAGTTTGTGCCTGAGTGTAAAATAGTTTTTGAATTATCGCTTGTCTTTTGTAAAAATACTGAATATGAAAGGTACTGTGATGGGATATTCAACAAGTCGTTTTCGCTGATTGTCACTGTGAAATGTCCAACTTTGCTTGGTGTAGACGTTTCAAGCACTGTGCCGTCTCTTTCAACTATTAATCTATTATTTTCATCATACAATTTAAATTTAGGTGTGTAAGTGTTCAGTATGCTGACAGGCTTTTGATCCGCATTCAGCACATTAAATTGAATCGATGTGTCTATTCCACGATATACGTTGATATTTCTTTGATACACAGTTCTATACTCCGTTACTTCGCCAGCCAGATTTGCTGTCAGGCTTACACTGTTATTTAATAAATATTTTGGCACAAGTTGCATAATCTTTAATAATTTTAATGTATTTATTGGTTTAAGAATGCTGTTAGACGACATAGAAAAGAACTTTCCATTTATATCCGTGGTTGAGTACGGAGGACAGGAATATGTGGGAGTAATTAACAATCAAGACAACTCAATCACCAGTATGTACATCTACACAGATATTAATAAGAAGTTAAAAGAAGCATTTTTAGAGTTAGGCGGCACATGGTGGCATGAATCAAATAGAATGATTCCAATCGGTATATTTCTTAGACAAGAAATGGAAAAATTTAGAGATGTGCTTATGATTATGAATACAAAAGATGTATCAGTCAAACTAGGTCCAGTGACTAGTCTTGCCAATTTAGCGATGAAACGCAGTAAACGTAAGTCCGTTCAATTGGTACGTAAGCCTAAATAATTAATCAAATAGTAGTTTTGATAGACGTTTATTACCTTTTTTATCAAGGTAATTTTTTACTCTCTTAACTTTCCAATCTTCATAAGGAAAAACATATGTTGGGTGATCAGTCTTGTCTTTACCCCATCTAATTTTATTCCAAACTCTTTCGTGTCCGTAATACAAAAACATTTTTGTGATTACTTCTATACCTGCTATGGCACCTGCCATGCTTACTGTTCCTGTTATTAGCCATGAAATAAGAAAGGTATCACTTGTTGCTAGGATACGCCATGATAATGTTTTTGCTAAACTTCTTCTTGCTTTACTTTTCATTTTTTAATTGCTCACAAATCAAATTCATATGAACAACTACGGCAACAGCATAAGA